AATAAGTCTCCGGTTGAGTGGAAAATTGGAATCGGCTTGCGATCAATTTTATTGCGGATTCTATATTCATATAGAGTTTCGGATTGGGAAGGGATAACGTCAGGAGCGTTAATGAAATGAGCGAAGTTCCATTTTGGTGCAAAGGAGAGGGGTCCATGCCAAAATTGGTATTTCTTCAAAATCTCACGTTGAGTGGGGAAGTGGGTGAGAGGTATTTCTTCGAAATAGGAGTCCATAAGTTTGAACTGTCCAGGAAGAAATTTAACGATGTTAAAGAACGTTTCGGTGTTTGGTTCAGCTGCGTAAGGAGCGAAGGTCCAGTATATATCGCGACAGAATTCATAGAAGGTATGTTCCATAAATGGTGTGGCATAGGCTATGCCTATGGCGCGGTATGACATATATTTGTCAATTGGGCCGTGTTCGGGGTAGCAGAGTTGAGCGACCATTTTACCAAGTGGACGTATAGGATTGCCAAAGTTGCATTGGTATCCAAGCGTTTCGATGCGATTTCGCATCATGGTAATGATTGATTTGGTTGTTGATAAAATCATGTTGTATCTGGTGAGTGCATATCGTTCGAACCATTGAATGAATTGTTCAAGTTCGGCGATGTCTAGCTGGGTAAAGCCAGAGTTGTCGTCTCCCATGATAAAGAGAGTGATCATGTCGATCTGGTGATCGGAAAATCCATATTCGATGAGACCATCGATTAGGAGGAAGAGATTGCCATAAGAGTCAAGGTACTGTGTGGTGAATTGTCCAGAAGAGACTCCAGCGCATGTGCGGCGGTAGGCGAATCCGTCGAGTGACAGAAAGGTCATGTTGTTAAACCAGGTGTGCAAAAAGTGTAGGAGATTTGACATTCTAGTAAACATTTTCTCAGGGGTGAGGTCGGGGTAGGTGGGGTATTCATATGTTGGTTGGTATCCATGTGATATTACGATAAGACGTTCAAGGAAGTCAGTAAAGAATGTATCAGTTATGATGCGGGGTAAGCGCTGATCAAATTGGGACCAGTCGATAGTAAAGAATGATTTGTACTTTTTCGCTAAGCGATCAAGATAATGGTTGGAGCCACGTATAGTTTCAAGACCATACATAATGCAGCAAGACATTTTCCGAGCGGAAATGAGAAGCGGAGTAGTGAGCATTCGTTCGATGTAACCAAAAAGATCGTCAACTGCATAAACAGGACGTTGTTTGAGGTTTCCATCTCTATCAGAGATATGATTACGGGTAAAGAGCATAGTAGGAAATTCATTAAAGAAGCGATTAAGGCGGTGAGCGATAGTTTCGTGTTCAAGGCGATCAGGGTCAAATGGTAGACCAAATTGTTTAATTCGGTAGACGATTGTTCTTGAGAATTCAAGAAAAGCGTTATAGTAGTAACCTTTTGATGTTCGTTTTGATTGGTATTCTTTAGGGTGTGAATATTTTGCATGTGCATT